CAACTAAGATGGCTGAAAGAATTTTATCACCAGGTGTTTTCTCAAGAGAAAACGACCTATCATTTCTAACCCCAGCTCCAGCTGATATCTCTACAGCAATTGTAGGACCAACAGTAAAAGGACCTGTTAATATTCCTACTGTAGTTAGATCATACGGTGAATATAAAAATATTTACGGAGAGACTTTTAAATCAGGTAGCGACTACTACTCTCACTTTACTGCACTAGCTGCTGAAAAGTTCTTTGAGCAAGGCGGTAACTCACTGCTTGTAACAAGAGTATCTGATCAAAACTTTACTCCTGCCTCTGCTACTATCACCACCAGTACAGCCATCAATCTTTTCAAGCTAGAGACTTTAGGTGAGGGTACAATCATGAACAACTCTAATGGTTCCGGTGCCTACGGCGCATTAAACGACGGTTCAATGGACAACGTTAGATGGGAGATCACCTCAGTTAACAAAGAATTAGGTACTTTTTCTCTTGTAGTTAGAAGAGGTGATGATAACAGCAAAAATAAAGTCATCTTAGAATCTTATTCAAAACTTTCTCTTGATCCAAAATCTGAAAATTACATCGCAAGAGTAATTGGTGATCAAGTTGTATCAAATAGCGGTGGTGTAATCACAGCAGAAGGTGACCATCCAAATAGATCTAAGTATGTAAAAGTTAGTGAGGTTTACAAGAAAATGCCTGACTACTTTGATAACAACGGTAACGCAAAAGGCGGCGCTGACTATTCCGGATCCCTCGAGGTTCTCGCAGTTGGTAGCGGTTCTGTACACGGTACATTTGCAAATGCTACAGGAACACTCTTCCAATCAGGAACAGCAGCTTCATTCTTCGGTTCAGCTCCAAATAGCAGCACTGACGATAGCCAAGGTATTGATGTAAGCGGTACAGCTTATAATGCTGCTATTGCTGCTTTATCTAACAGAGACCAATTTAGATTTAACGTACTATTAACACCAGGTCTTACTCAAGAGTCTAATTCTACAATCGTTGGTTCATTCATCGATATGGTAGAAGATAGAGGTGATGCAATCTACGTCGCCGACCTAGTAGGGTACGGTATATCTACGATCAACACAGTAACAGGCGAAGCTGTAGGAGTTAATTCTTCTTACGCAGCTACTTACTGGCCATGGGTTAAAGTATTCAGCCAAGGTTTAGGTAAGGACGTATGGGCTCCTGCTTCTACAGTAATCGGAGGTGTTTACGCCTTCAACGATAGAGTAGGTGCTGAATGGTTTGCCCCAGCTGGTCTATTAAGAGGCGGTATTCCTGGTGTAACAGCTGCAGAGAGAAAGCTTTCACAGTCAAATAGAGACGAACTCTACATTGGTAAAGTTAACCCAATCGCTACATTCCCAGGTGCTGGTATCGTAGCTTACGGTCAGAAGACATTACAGACTAAAGCTTCTGCACTAGACAGAGTAAACGTTCGTAGATTACTTATCACCCTTAAGAACTTTATTGGTGATCAAGCTAACAACTTAGTATTCGAGCAGAATACAATCGCTACTAGAAACAAATTCTTAAGCTTAGTTAATCCATATCTTGAAACTGTAATTCAGAGACAAGGTCTTTACTCTTTTAGAGTTGTTATGGATGACACCAACAATACTGCAGACGTAATCGACAGAAATCAGTTAATTGGTCAGATCTACATCCAACCTACTAAGACTGCTGAATTCATCGTACTTGACTTCGTAGTACAGCCAACAGGCGCAAGTTTCGGAGCGTAACTATTTATAATAAAGTAAACTAAAGTAACATGCCAGTACTAGATCCAAACGAAATCATGTTCACCGCCTTCGAACCGAAGGTAGCCAACAGATTCATCATGTACATCGATGGAATTCCATCATATATGGTTAAAGGCGTAGCATCTCCATCATTCACAGATGGTGTTATCAAGCTTGACCACATCAACACTTACAGAAAGATCCGCGGTAAGAGAGAGTGGCAGAACATGACTCTTAACCTTTACGATCCAATTACTCCTTCAGGTGCACAAGCCGTTATGGAGTGGGCTCGTTTAGGATACGAATCAGTAACTGGCCGTGCTGGATACTCAGATTTTTATAAGAAAGACATTACCCTTAATATGCTAGGTCCTGTAGGTGATATCGTTGGTGAGTGGATCATCAAAGGTGC